CATGAAAGATGGAAATCTTTAGGTGGTTGGGATTCTTTAGGTACTATATTTTATATGGGGGTAAATGAAACTAATCCTGAAAAAAAACCTAATTTTAATAACTCTGCAAGACCCTTATTTCCTAATTTAAAACAATATCCTTTATTAAATGAAATAGTTTTAATAGTAAAAGCCACAAATAGAAATATTTATGGAGGGGCTTCAGGAGAAGATACTTATTACTTACCTAGTGTAAATATTTGGTCACACCAACACCATAACGCTTTACCAACTAAAGCCCATTTAGATGAAGGTGGAGATTCAATGGCTAATGATTACCAACAAACAGAAGGGGGTATAGTTAGAAGATCTGAAGATGGAGGCACAGATATAAATTTAGGAAAATATTTTAATGAACAAATTAATACAAAACCATTATTACCTTATGAGGGTGATTACATTATAGAAGGTAGATATGGTAATTCTATTAGATTTGGAGCCACAGTAAAAAATGAGGTAATAACAGAAACAAATAGAAATGATTGGTCTCAAGGAGACGAACCTATAGGAACACCTATTACTATTATTAGAAATGGACAATCAAATGAATTAGACGAAAAAGGATGGGTACCTACAATAGAAGATGTTAATAGGGATGATTCTTCTATTTATATGACTTCTAACCAAAGAATATCATCTTTAGTAGTAGCCTCAACTAATTTTCAATCTTATGAATCAGAAATAGAACCTCCAACGGATCCTCTAGTTGCTTTAACTGACCCTCCACTAAAAGAAGTTAAACAACCAGAACCAGCTCCTGTTCCTGAACCTCAACAATTAGATGAAGAAGCTCAATTACAAGATACAGATGATACTCCTCCTACACCTCAAGTAGAACCAGAAACAGAAGATCCCGTAATTGAAGAAGGAGATTCACTTTCTTTCTTTGATGAAATGGTAGAATCAGGTCAAGCAAGTGAAGATGATTTTGTAGAAAATAATTTAGTTTTTGAAAATACAACAATTTCAGGAACAGAAGAAGTAGATGAAGAGGCAGAAAAAGAAGGAGAATCTAATCCTCCTAATCAAGAAGCTATAGAAGAACATGAACAAGAAAAAAAAGATCTTAAGGAAGGAAAAAAAACAACACCTACCGTAGAAGATACATCAACATACCCTTATACTTTAACTAATAAATCTGGAAAGAAAATAACTTTACAAGCACCTAGTAGATGGGGTAGTTTAAAAAATAATATAGGACCTACATCTAGTAGAGTTGAATATCTAGTTCTTCATACAACAGCTGGAAATATTAAAGATACGGCTGTAGACGTTATGACTTATCATTTATATACTAAAAAATGGAACACAGGTGGTTACCATTATTTAATTCAAGCAGATGGAAAAGTAACGCAATGTTACCAAGATACTGTAACTACTAATGGAGCTAAAGATGCAGGAAATTATAGATGTATTCATTTTTCATGGATAGGAGGTGCCGATTTTAAAGAAGGAGGTAATAAAATAACAAAAGGCCAAGCAGACACACTAGTAGAAATGATTAAATTTTATTGTAAAAGATATCCAGACATACAAGTATTTGGTCATAACCAATTTTCATCAAAACTTTGTCCATGGTTCTTTGTACCTAAATTAATGACAGAATTAGGACTAACAAAGAATAGAGGTATAGTTAATCCTAGGTGGCAGCTTAATTTAGATGCTATACCTAAATATGAAAAAGTGGGAGAACAAATAGCACAAGGGAATTTTCCTTTATTAAATTTAGCATAATATGAGTTACGTACCAGAACAACCACACATATACCAAGGAAAGCAAGTAATAATTAACTCTGACAGATTATTATTTAATGCTAAAACAGATAGTATATTATTATTTTCAGATAAAGTAATAGGTTTTAGTACTAATGGTAGTTTTCATTTTGACACAAGTAGTGGGGATGGAAATAAGTTTGTTGTAAATGCACCTGAAATCGTATTAGGTTTAGATTTAGATAAATTTCCAACAGAACCAGCATTATTGGGTAATAAACATGAGACATATATGAATGACTTATTAGATATGATAGATGAAATACTTAGTGTATTAATAGGACAATATACATTAATATCTGCACCTCCAGGACTTCCCGATGCACCTTTTCCAGGTAATCAAGCAGCTTTTGCAAATGTATCTACCCAAATAGCAGATTTAAGAGCAGCATTAGAAGATGTAAAAAGTAAAAGAATAAAACTAGTATAAAATGATAGCAGGACCAATAAGAAGTATATTATCTCAACAAGATAAAGCTTTATATAGTATAAAAAAGAAAATTAGAGAACAAGGAGATAAAACAGTAACTAAGGTTAAAGAAAAACTCCCTTCAGAATCTGAAATAAAAAGTAAATTTAAAGCTCAAGCTAGTTCTGCATTATGTAGTGCTAATGGTTTAAATAAATCAAAAAAGGCTTATGATAAAATAAAAGCCTTAACAGACTCATTAAAAAAAATTGTAGACGGAGCAGAAAAAGCTTTGAATAAGATTAAATCAGTTTGTGAAAAGATATTATCAGCTGTTCAAAAGATATTAAGTATAATATCTAAAATAGCAGCATTAATAGCAGTATTAAGTACAGTGGTAACAGTAGCAAAAGGAGTATTAACGGCTATAGGTTCAATTATTTTACCACCAGCAGGAGGTGTTTTATTACCACCAGGTGTAGCTGTATTTTTAAAAGATAAATTAGATTATGCAGCAGGTATAATAGGAATGATAAAAGCGACAGTAAAATCAATCCCTAAATTATTAGAAAAATATATAGCAAAAGCTAAAAAATACTTAGGATATATATTAAAAGCTATAGCTGCTTTAGCAGCACTTAAAAACTTTATAAATTTTATAATAGGATTATTAGAAACATTATATATGGGAATGTTAGCCCAATGTGGGTCATTTAGTGCTAATAATGACCCTACTGATGGTGATGGTAATGTTAATACTAATAATCCAGGTAGTTCTACTGGTGGTTCTCAAGGAGGTCCTTTAGGAGGTGGTGCTGGTGCTGATGGATCAGCAGGGGGAATAGGTTCTCAAGCAGGAGCAGGTTCTCAAACCCCAGATGATTTCTTAAATAATATAGGATTTACTAGCTCAAATATAAATGGTGGAGCAGATCCACTTGATTATTCAGATAGTTTAGCAGAATACTATGAAGAACAGTTAGCTCTTTTAACAGCTCAAGGTAATACTGAAATTATAGAAAAAATATATAATGCTAACTTTGAAATGCTTGGATATAGACGTTATAAAGTTTAATTTATTTATATTTATTAACAAACATTAGATTAAAACATGAAAGCAAAAACATTTGAAAACCTAATTAGAAAAATAGTTAGAGAAGAAATCGATTATGCGTTACGTAGAGAAATTAAATCTCTTAAAGAAGATTTACGAGATGAACTAAAACCAACTATAACAGAACATACTGAAAGAATGGTTGAAGTTCCACAACAATCATCTTTAAAAGAAAAAATAATGGGCAAAAAACCATTTAAAAAACAACAATTTGTAGGTAACAGTACCTTAAATGATCTTTTAAATGAAACAGCAGCAGGTGATACAAATACACAATCAGCTATGGCACCAGTTAGCGACCCATTTAGTACAGGAGCTCCAATGGAAACTGCAGGCATGCCCACAGAAGTAGCAAATGCAGTTACAAGAGATTATAGCAGTTTAATGAAAGCAATAGATAAGAAAAAAGGAAAATAATAAATGCCTACTATAGATAATTATGTAAGAATTAATCCGCTAGATTTAAATAAAAATGTAGCGATAGGTGTAGCCTTCCCTTTTAATGCCGATGGAGTTTTTATTCAAACATTTACTCAAAAAGAACAAGTAAAAAGTAATTTAATAAATGTATTATTAACTGAACCTGGTGAAAGAGTAAATTTACCTGATTTTGGAGTAGGTCTAAAAAGACTTTTATTTGAAACACAAATAGATACAGCTACTTTAGAAGCCAGAATAGATAATCAAGTTAAAATATATATACCTGAAATTACATTAATATCGGCTAATGCTAATTTTTCACCAAATGAACATATCTTATATATAAGGATAACATATAGATATAATCCTTCTAATGAAGTAGACGCTATACAGTTAAATTTTAATGATAAATCACCTGCAATAGGATAAATAAAAAATAATAATGGCCTCATATTCTAAAGTATCAAATAAAACTCAAGATAAAGATGTTAAGTATTTAAATAAAGATTTTAATTCATTTAAATCGCAATTAATTGAGTTTACTCAAAACTATTACCCTAATACCTTTAATGACTTTAGTGAAGGATCTCCGGGTATGATGTTTTTAGAAATGGCTGCTTATGTAGGAGATGTTCTATCATTTTACACAGATACACAACTAAGAGAAACTTTTTTACTACTTGCACAAGAAAAAGAAAACATATATAACATAGCATATGCGTTGGGATATAAACCAAAAGTAACAACAGCGGCTTCTACTAATCTAGATATATTTCAATTAGTACCTTCTAAACTAGTAGGGGGGGCATATAAACCTGATTATGATTATGCATTAACGGTAAATGAAAACTCAATATTTTCTTCTACTGATGGAATAGATTTTTATACTGAAAATCAAGTTAATTTTGGTTTTTC